CCATTACCATCTGTTGCTAATACATAATCCACCATTTTTCTCTCAACGAGATCATAGTAAATAGCACTGTGCATACAAACGGCTGCAAGCTTGTCACCTTGGTCGCCCAATAATGCTTTTGCCTTTGCAACGTGTCTAGGAGATAAACCTGTAGGTGAATCACCAGAACCACCGTCAATAGTTAGTCCAAAAAATGCAGCGTTAGAATCTGTTGAGTTAACAGAACCAAATACTCCATCAAGACAAGAAAGTAAATCTTTTTGTCTTTGGTTTGCAATGTAAGCACCGATCTTCTGACCGATAGCAGCCATTGGGTCTGACCCTGCTGCTAATGCAGCCAAGTCTCTTGATTCAAATGCACGACCTCTATGCAAAATAACGCCCACCTGTTTATCAGTGGTGATCTTGCCTGGTGTTAATGAACTTGAATCTGTAAGTACCTCAAAATCTCCACTTAAGTTTGCGGAAAAGAAAGGTACATTAACGAAATCTCCACCCTCAGTTGCATTTAGCTCTGCCATAGGTGCTACCACACCGCTTGCGAGAAACGCATCTCTGGCGGTTGTTTGCTCTATAACATAAGGCGTAAATACTTCTGGAATGATGATGTCACTCCTTAAAACAGCCATGTTTTGTTAAAATAAATTTAAACGGTGTGGGCGTAACCCTAGATATTTATTCTGCGTAACAGAATTTAATCTATATTCTAGCGAGTTTTTGCAATATCTCGCAACTTTTTCCATGTATCTACACCATAAACCTTAAAGATTCTTGATTGTTCTGTAAGATTTTCTGAGTTTTTTAAAAATGGCTTGATCATTTCTTCTGACATTTCACCACCTCCAGATGGTCTTGAAATGGGTGCTCCACCACCAATCGCTGGTGGTTTTTTTAATAAATATGGCTTTTCTTTTTCTAATTTTGCCTTCACATATTCTGCTACTGGTAATTGTTCATAACCATCAACCACAACTGGACGGCCTTCTTTTATTTGGATCTGTTCTTTTGGTACAAAGTTATTTAAGACAAGTTCTGGATCATGCGTCACATCTGATAATGCTTGTATAGCTGGTGCAATTAATTCCAGTTCTCGATTACGTTTTTCTAAATCTTCTATCTTTTGTTTGTCAGCAGATGATTTATCTCTGTACTGCTGTTCTAATGCTTGCGTTGCTTCTGTGTATTTACCTTCTTTTTCTAAATCTTCTTGATCTTTCTTTTGTTTAAAAGATAAAAGAGCATCATAATCATCAGGAACTGTCTTCTCTTCCTTTTGATTTTTTAACTTACCAATCAGTTCGTAATTTTTTGCCTCTAACCTTTTTACTGATTCTTTCAATGCGTCAAGTTCTGCATTGTTTACTGGTGGCGTAGCCACTGTTTCTTTTTCGTCTGCCATAAAAATAAAGCGTAGCCTTAATTAAGTTATATCACCATTTTACACGATTTGCCCAATATGCCGCACTTGTTTTTCCCTTTGCAATGTTTTTTGCATGACGTGCCTTAAAACTTTTGCGTTTTGATTTATCTGCATCCGATTCGCCTTTCCTTGGTGGTTTTGTTCTTGCACCTTGCATCCCAAATCTTATAATCCTATAACCATCACCTTGTTTTATTACAACCGCATGAGATTTACCACTTGAATGGCCTGGGGTTCTTATAGGTTTATCAACACCGTCAAATGTATGGCCTCCTCTTTTTATACTCATTTCTTTTTCTTTCTTAATAAGTCAGCATCAGCCGTTCTTGCCCCACCTTTGCCACTTACAAAACTATTAACACGTCCCATAGCCCATGCACCCATTGGTACATTTCGTGATCCACTACTGAGATATGCACCCTGACCTCTTCTATAAACAGCAGATAACTGTCCATAAGTGAACTTTGTTCCTTCTGCCTTTTTCTTAAGACTTTTTTTTACGGCCTCGCTTAGAGGTTTTCTTTTTGGTTTTTCTGCCATCTTGAGCAACCCTTGATTTTTGTATAGCTTTTATATCAATATACTCTCCTTTTCTGTACGCTTCAGCAGTTCTTTTTATTTCAGCAGCTTTTGCACCTCTGTTTTTAGAACCACTAAGGTATTTTTTTGGTACGCCTGTTTTTTTATCCTTTGGTACTTTTCTCTGCTTTGGCATTTTTCTTTGATTTTGTAGGCTTGGTTGTCTTCTTTGCTTCAGACAACTTTTCTGCTAATGTTTTTGCCATTATTTTTTACCACCCTTTTTTACTTTCTTTTTCTTCTTTGGTGGTCTGCCGACCTTAGAACCATAAGTTCCTTTACCCATTGGCATGATTTTTTAAAGCAACTAAATTAATCTTACTATTTTTTCTTGTATATAGCCATTAGATCATTTACCGTTCTTCTTGATCCGTCATTCTTTATAAACTTACGCATCGCCTCAGTTGGTGAGTTGTATTTATTTTTTAACTTCTTATACATACTAAAACCTTGCTTGCCTAATACCTTTTGCCCATAAGTTGTTCCCTTGGCATCTCCCTTTTTATTAAGATCAGCTACTTTTTTATCAAACCACTGGCCGTAAGTCTCGCCATCAGGTACAAATTCTTTACCAGTAACAGGTCCAATCGGTATCGGTATATCAACAGACCTGCAATTAAAATGTTGTGGTGGGTATGGACCTTCACCAACCTTATATCTTTTACCATCCAAGGCTCTACAGATTGCAGATGTTTTTTGGTCATGGACCGCAGAGTATTCCCAACGCTTCACAATATTAGGGTTGATCTGATAGCTTTTTCTGCTGATCTCTGCACTTAATTGGTTTACTGTTGTCTTAACAAGTGTTTTGGTCTGGGCGTTACTTAACGAAGTAACAATCCCACCCTTTGATCTTGGGTTAAAGTCTAGCGTTCCGATTAGTTGTCGTTTTATAGCAGCTAAACTTCGACCTTCTAATAATCCTTGTCTAACGGTATGAGCAAATCTGTCTGCTGTTTTTTCAGTTAAACCTCGAAATGCTTTTGCTACAACTTCGCCATTTGGTAATACAATCTCTTTACCAACACCAGCAGTTAAAGCAAATCTACTTTGTACCGCCTGTAAACTTGTCGTGTCTTTAAAAACATCAAATACTTTTCCTTTTGGTAATCCTATCTGACTACTTTTGGTTGGGTCGAATCTTATCAATTTATCTACAAAATCAGGATCTATCTGTAAAGCATTGATCTGATTAGCTAACTCTGCTGGGGCAATATCTTCTAATAATCCCTCAATAAAATCTTTTTGTATTCCAGCTACATCTTTGAGTTCTTTTACCATCACACCAAGGCTACTGTTACGCCATTTATCTAGATCAGTTTTTACTTGCTTAAGTATGATTTTTAACCTTACTGCTCTTGCCTTATCTAAACCTGGTCCTATTGGTATTTGTTGCAGACGTTGTGCTGCATCAATCATTATTTTGTTATAGGTATCAATCAGCCTTGCAGCCAAATCATTTTCATACCTGTTTAAATCAATCTGATTTCGATAGAACTTTTCTGGTATTGACATTACTCATCTGCTGGCATTGATTCATCTGCTTCCGCAATAGGTTCTGATATTTCTCTTAACCCACCAGATTCTGTTGCCTCTATTTCTTCTTCTACCTCAAAATCATCTGGCAAAACTTCTCCTTCATGTAATCGAGTAAGTAAAGTTTCTTGAGTGATTGTACCTGCTGTATAAAGCTGTAATAATGACTGGATCTCTTGAGGTTCTAATCTTTGTGCCACGAAATCTCTGTTAACAAAACAACTGCCACCATCACTTCCTAAATATTGACCATGAAACATAAGACAGTTATCAATCATATCTTGCATCTGTTGAGCGATAACCATCATCGTGCTATCGCCTTGACTTCTATCTATTTTTTTAGATTCTGCTGTTTCTGCACTTAATTTTTGACCCAGTACTGCCGCCAATCCCAATTCATTAATTTGTTTCTCAACACGATCTATCTGTTTAAATTGTGCCTCAAAGCTATTGCCACTAGGTTCAATATATTCTGCTCGGCCTTCTGCTGGAAATGCAATCGCTTCCCCTGGACCTGCACTTACTTCTTCACTGCTTTGTGGAAAACCAAAGAAAGCAAGCATCGGCACACTAGATATATGCAACTGGTTTGATAAGTCTGATTGTAATTGATATGCCTTTAAATTTAATTCTGCAATATCAGCCATCGGTGGCCTTGATTCCATAAAGTTTGTCTTGTTGGAATATGCAACAGCAAAAGGTATCTCAGGTAAACTCATTGTTCCCTCATCAAACTTTACATATTCATTATTTTTGCCTTTCCTATGAATTTCATAAGCTCCAGGGGTTAGTAACCTTACCTGCTCTACTACCTTTTCACCATATAAACCATCAGGTTCAAATACTTTTTCTAATAACCTTAGTTGTGTAAATTTTAATTGACCGTCAATCATTTCTGTTCTCCAGCCCAATATTTCTCTTGGCGTGTAGGTAATCCAGTAAGGTCTACCAGCTTGACCTGCCGCAGGTGCATCCACAAGAACCCCTATATGGCCGTATCTGACCATTTTTCTGCAAGCCTCGTAAGTCCACACGTTAAGGTCGTTGTTTTCTAAATCAACATCAAACATATGAAGTCTTATATCATCACTTGTATCATTTAACCTGACAGGCTTTCTTACCAGCATCCCTGCCATCATTCTTTCTAATCTTACAAAATATGGTGGACAAACTGATCTCGCCAAACGGTTGTCATAAGATTCGTCAAGTTCTCTTACTTCTTGCGGCAAGTATTTTCGGTGACGGCTTCTCATCTGATATGTGCCACCAAGAAGATCTTCAATAAGCGGCCAGTGAGGTTCTTGAGCAAACCATGCACTATTAGGGTCTATAATTGTAGTGCCTGTCGCTGATTTTTCTCTGTTGTAATGGTTATATCCTGAGTACATTTTAAGAGTCCATTAATACTGTTAACTATAGTTTAAAGAATAATACTAATAAAGCCTAATTCCAGTACCTTTACCTGAACGGAAATATAATGGATTAAATTCACGCCATATTAAATATCCAAGCGAATCGAGGATATGGTCATATCCATTTTGTTTGTCTGGTTCTCCTGTCTTCTCATCATAAGCCTGTAACTCAAAACATTCTATTAAGGTTCTGCAACAGGGGCTAATCGCCAAACGGACTTCCCCTTTGCCGTTTTTGAGAAGAGAGTTAACAGCCGAGACTCTATCTCTGATTGGGGGGTTCGACCTTGGCGACATATTGGTGAAACCATATCCCTCCAATATGGCAATATCTGTCTGACTACTGTTGGTACTGCGGTTTGATCCTGAAGCATCTGGGTAAATTAAGATTTTTTGATTTGGATACCTTCTTAAAATTTCTTTCGCCAAGGCATCTGTATCGTGCATTTTGGTGATTTCGTCTATTATGACTAACTTATTGCCATCTCGCACACCAATTACACAGTTTGTATTTTGTATGTTGAAATCTATACCTACACGCAAAATTTCATTTTTATAATTAAGAAGCTGATTACTTACATGAACATTACGATCAAAACGATATACAGCACCCATTGTTAAATTTACAAATTCTCCATTTAAATACGCTTTTATTAATTGTTCTGGATAATTCTCAATTAAAGACTGTATAAATCCTTCAGGAAGATATTTATTATCACTAGTTTTGGCTTGTATTAATCTTGTATCTGTCTTTGCATTTTTCTTAAAAGTATCAAAAGCCCAACCATGACCTTCTGGGGTTGTAGTTGCATAAAATTGTTGAATATTACCCGATCTAAGTCTTGCAAGTGCCATGTTCATGGCTTGTTCAGCATCTCGTTTTGGTACAGTATCAGCCTCATCAAATCCAATCGCACATAAGTTTTGCCCTCTTAATCTTTGATAAGTAAGCATGGTTCTTAACAAGATTGTATGAGTACCTTCGGCAAATTGTAAGCAAAATGACGGTTGAGGAGAGGCACGATAAGAAAAAGGGATTTGCCATTGATCGAAAAGTTCATTGCAAGTTCGGACAAGAATATCTACTAACATTGCATGAGTCGGCTCAAACAGTGCCGATACATGACCAACATTCATTGCCGCTAGTATTGTTGCTTTTGCAATCAATCCTACAGTTTTTCCTGACCCAAAACCAGAGACTAAGGCAAGTTTGCGATGTTCTATATCATCACAAAAAGTTTTTTGATGAGGTAATAAATCTTGATTAATCCTTTCTATAACTTGATTAGCTGACGGCAAATCATACGCACCGATTTGATATAAAACTTTCCCTTCGTTAACTGTATCTAAAATGCTCATGAACAGAGTTGAGCCAATTTTGCTGCGGTATTAATAGCACCTAAAGCAATATGATAATGACCTTTCTTTCTTGCCTCCATCTGAAGGGTTGCACATTGTGATAAAAGGTCAGCCACCATCTGAGGTCTTTCCATGTCCCAGTCTTTCTTTAACTCGCCCCTGGCTATCTCTAAATACTTATCAACAGTCCTTTCCCCAACCCCCCAATTCTCTGAGGCATAACGAACGCAGTCTGATCTACGACCACCATTTGCAATAATACGAGCAAATTTTTGTGACCTTACAACAGTTTCAGCTTTTGTTCCTTTTTTTGCCATTAACTAGATGATACACGTTTTGCAGTCTTGCCTGTAAAATCCTCCCATCTTTTTACTATCACATCACAGTATTTTGGATCAAGTT